TAAGGGTTTTATTAAGAGGATTATAAGTCAGGTCAAGGTCATCAGTATCAGTATGCAGTAACTGATAGTTAGACCCAAGTCCAGTAGCATTAGGAATCTTGTCAGTAAATGTAACCTGATATGCTACATTATCATTCTTTTGATGGATACTGACCATATCAGAGCCAGTTGAGACTCCAACAAACTTAACAGCAGTTACAATACCAGCACTGACAGTGAAATCAGCATTAGCATCAGAGATGTTGGCAATAGTACCAAATCCAGTTACATTAATAAAGTCAAAATTTGCCTCACTACCATCAAGGTAGTTTCTTACAGTTGCAAAAGCAACGTTAATTGACTTATAGTCATTGTTTAGGTAGATTGTACCACCCATGCCCTGAACATTAGATGCCTGGTAGTACAGAACGTTAGGTGCATTATATGGAATCTCAAAGGTTACAATACCTACCTGAGCACCATTATTAAATACACCATCATCATAAAGGTTATCTAAATTAGCAGTTGGTTCCTTCTTAAGATAGAATGGGAAACCACCAGTGTTTGCTCTGAACTCATATCTCTTACCTCTCAGCAGATATAGTTCAGGGTTTTTAGTTGCCTGAGTAAAACCAATACCAGGTGGGTCACCATCAAGAACAAAGTTAAATTCTTGACCTACTGTTTCTACATCAAATAAGGTGTAGAGTTTACTGTCATTAGAATCTAAACTGTTGGTGACAGTAACATCATTAAAGACAACAGTACCACCAGCAGTAATCTGACCATTCAGATTAGTTGCAGTAATATCACCAGTAACTAATAAGTCACCATAGATATACCCTGCCGTTGTGCCAGTAGATACAGGACCAATAATTTCATGAGTATAGAAAGGAATTGCTGAGTTAACACCAACTTTCTTGTCAATTACATTGACACTAAGAACTGTGCCACCAATACCTACATCTAGATTTTCTGTGACAGTTGCATAACCACTGACTGCAAGGTCAGTAGTGTAAATGGTTGTGCCAGCAGATATCTTGGTGCTACCACATATATTTCCTACAACATCTAATTTACATTCAGGAACTGATGTACCAATACCAACCCTGTCGGTAACAGCATCAGCATACAGCAAATCTTCACTAACTTCTATGCCATTGCGTATGACAAAATCCTTATCGATACCCATTTATCTAAGGTCAACGTTAATTTTATTTATCAACTATCAATAGCACCAAATGTCTTCCAAGTGTTACCAGTTGTATATACCCAACCAACAGTGCCACCATTTGTTGGGTTAGCATTGTAAACAATGTCTCCAGGTGTTCCTGCCTCAGTAGGTGTAGAAATGCCAACTGTCATTTTTCTTGACACTTGGGCATTACCTTGAATGAAGATACTGTTTGCCTCAACACCCTCTGGTGATGTACTGACAATCTTCTTAGAGAATGATACAGGACCATTAAATTCTGAAAGGATATCTCCTTTATCACCACCATCAATAACCATGTTTCTCTCTACTTTCAAGATAGAAGAATCAACAAAGTTAAAGTCAGATGAATCAGATACAGAACCACTAGAATATGGATCTTCACCTGTGACTGTTTGTACTGGTGTATCATAGACTTGCTCTCTACCAGTGTTAGAAGCAATTCTCTTATTACCAATAAAGAAGTCACCCCTGTCATTCATACCAGTATAATTGACAACACCACCAGCAATTTTCATTGACTGAACATTAATTTGCTCTGCCAGTGTTAACTGTCTAGTTTGTCTGTCTGGGAATGCAGTTGAATAGTTACCAGGTCCATATCCAATATATTCAAATGTGTGACCAGATGCTCTAATAATTGAGTTTCTTCTAAATTCAAGAGGATAGAACTTAACTCTATTGATAACAGAACCTGTTGAGTGTGTGTTAGCAACACTACCATATACACCTCTGAATACTTTTACAGTGGTGTCAGTTGAGACTCTACTAACAGTCTGCTTGATTCTCATCAATTCATCATTGACTCTCAGATAGTCACCAATTTTAAGGTCAAAGTCTGCCATATTTTCAATACTGATAGTATCAGTAGTCTTACTATTAACTGGTTGGAACAACACAGTGGAGATACCAGCATAGATTTGTGTCTCTCTACCATGCAATCTACCATTCTCAACAACCAAGTCACCAAAGTTGGTATCATAACCACCTGAATGTAGGAGGATGCCATTATTATATGGGAATGTCATTGTCTGAATACCTACATCCAGAACAACAGTGGTAAGACCTATCTTATCAATACAAACATATTCTCCATTATAGAAATCAGAAACAGCATTGCTGACAACAACAGTGTTATTGACCCTCACATCATTGTTTTGCTGTGTGGTGATAGTGGCAATACCAGAAACATGGTCATACTCAAATCCCCTATCAACTGGTGCTCTAAGAGCATTATAAGTTGGTCCAACTACACTAAATGAACCATCTTGTGCCACATTACGACCCAAACCTTCAGTAGCAATACCAGGTGACTCATTAACTGGTGTAACATCAAGTTGCTTGGTTCCAGTAACACCACTAATTCTATACAACTTATTATACATTCTACCAGTATAATCACCAATTCCAGTTACCTGAATTGTATTACCAAGATTTTCCCTAATTTTATCAACACTAACTGTAGCAAATGTGAATCCAGTGGTAGTGGTGATACCAGTAATTCTGCAGGTATCTCCATTTACAAATGCTGAACCACCATCCATAATCTCACAATCAACAATCTCACCAGCAGATGTTCCATCAACTGTGACTCTAGCAGTAGCAAATCTACCAATAGAACCAGGTTGAGTGTTCTCAAGTCTGGCATTATAATAGTATTGAATAGTGGAAGTTCCATCACCATAACCAGAACCACCATTATCTACGTTTGCACGAGCAATCTTGTTCAGACCATGATCATGTTGAGTATAGATGGTGTAACCAGTACCAACAGGGTTTGATATAATATCAGTCAGTGCTACACCAACACCAGAATCTTTAAAGAAATCAAACAGGGTTTCCTGTGTGACACTCATCTTAGGGTCATTAACTACAACTTTACCAATATTAGTTGGCAGTGCATAACTCTTAGTTGATTGTGCAGTTGACTTTGAATTATCTCTATCAGTCTGAGGATAGTAATTTTGTAGTGGTTGAGAAAGACTATATTCTGGTGTATTGAATGGAGAAACATCAGGAATGTTAGAAGCATTCAATATGCTGATGTAATAAATGCCATCTTGCTCACCATTGACATACTCATTCACAGTTTCTACATCATAGACATAGTAATTTTTATTAAAGTTCTTTCTTCTAAATGTAGGCAGAGATGTGTTTCTCTGTGATGTATTGTTGATAAAGACACCAGGTGAGGAAGGAATGTCATTGACAGAGAATGTCTTCTCACTTGTAATGCCTGTTACCTCATATACACCATTATAACCTGACTGACCAGCACCAACAGTTGGGAAGTTTGTACTTCTGACACCATTAATTTCTACACTAGAACCAATTGACAAACCATGAGGTCTTTCAGTATCATAGAAGGCAATACCATTAGTATATGATGTCTTAGCAATGAAACTGAAATTTCTCATCTGAGCATCATTGTTCAACTCAACAGATGCTGGATTATATGCAAATGCTACCTCAGTATCATTAGCACCACTTACATCACCTGATTCCTCAATGGTGAAACCATCAAGAGGAGGTCTTGCTGATGTAATACCTGTATTAGCAGGAATGACATATCTAAACTTATGAATTCTGTCATCTGACTGCCTAGAATCAATCTGTCTGACAATATATGTTCTAGGAGAAGACTGACCTAAACCACCTAATTGTAGTTTTGGATACAATGAGTTCTCAGTAGAAGCAGAAGAAACATTGACAAACCACTGTGATTGAGCATCATCATACTGAACAGGATGTCCAGGATCACCAGGTGTTTTATCACTTACTCTACTTTCAACATATAATGTACCACCCAAGTTATTGACTTGTACATTAGAAGCAGTTTGTGAGTCATTAATTGACTGAGCAATACGAAGTTGGTCAGGATTCAAACCATCTATAATTGCATAATACAATTTATTTGATTCAAGACCATCAGGGAGTCTGCCATTGTTAGCAACAACTCTGATTGACTCACCTTGACTAAACTGATGATTCTCAAGGAATGTGAGAGTAGAACTGGTAATGCTATTTCCAGTAGATACATTTCTACCAACAACAGACCTCTTATAAGCAGTTGGTTTGCTGATAGCAGTAGCAGTATCATCCATGATGACTCTTGCTTCAAAAGAAGTTGGAACACCACCAGCAGGAATTACAGCATATAGTTTCTCATCATGCCTTGCACCAAATCTATAACCTTGGATAATAGAAGGTGGTTTTACATCCCGACTCTGATATTGATACAAATACATTCTAGATGCATTACCAACACCAACTGTCTTAGTGATATCAATTGAAGGAAATTCAATTGTTGATATGTTTGGTTTTAGTGTCTTTGGTGGGATAATTTGAGTAATATATCCAACATCATCCTGTGAGAATGCATCTCTTCTAAATCCAGTAGATTTAAGAGCGATTTGACCAAAGTTAGAGTTGGAGTTGGTAACAGAGAAGTCACCACCACTATCTACAACAAACTGATTGGAGAATCCAATAGCAAAGATAGAAACCAACTGCATCAAACCATTATTAGATGCCTTGATGTGGAAGTTTTCATATGAGGGCTTGTAAACTGCATTAATATCAGTATGCAGATTAGGCACAGTTGTGGAATCATCAAATGTGCCACTTGATGAGTTATATTTTACAAATGCATTGTCATCAACTTGAAGACTAATTCCAGTGAATTGAGCTACGACCATCGACTTGAATCCAGTTGCCTTAGATCCATCAGCGTGCATACCACACATGCCAAAAATAGATCTCAGTGAGATATTAAAGACATATGGAGATGCACTGGTTACTGTGTCAGTAGACAGGTCAATACTTGAACCCAATGGGTTAGGCAATGCATTACTTGGTGCAACAGGAACCTCATAGGAAAACTCAGTTACTCCCTCAGAATTTGTGTCTATAATTTCCTTAACTAGGAAAGTGCCATTATATCTTGGATCAGTTACATTATTAATGATAACATTTGTATCAGTATTCAGTCCATCAATACCTGCTGTTGTCTTGACATTGATAATTGCAGATGGATTGTTACCATCTCCTGCCTTAATACTACTAATACCAACACCACCACCAATAGGTCCAACAATTCTATATTCATCAATTCTAGGTTGGATATCTACATTGGGGTCAGGATAATTTGGTGAGATTTCTCTACCACTAGCAGGACCATATGCTCTACCAACTTTCTCATAGTACATATCCAAGTCAGTACGACTTGTGGTATATGTGTTAAACTCGTCATTAATGTTGACTGGATTTACACCATCAGCATATTCAAAACAGGTCAGTTTGTGGTGTGAGAATGTTGGTGTTGCAAGATTGGTTGTGTAATCTCTATACGCACCTCTTGTGGCTTTAGCATCAAAAATGGAGAACTGGAAAAAGTAACAGGCACCAGTTACTTTGAAAATTGATGTTCTTTCAATAGAGTCATTCTTTGGATTAGGTACATAAAGTGGTCTAATTTTGGTCTTTCTTAAATCACTACCAACAATTGAAACACCTCTGGGGATGATAACACCACCATGAATACTATTAAACTTATAAAGAATATTATTCTTTGCAAAAATATTAAAATCACTAGTATTACTCAGAGCTGGAAAGTCAGTAGCTGTCTGACCATTCCTCAGCAAAAATGTATTTGGGTCTCCACTGGTTCCTGTTGGTATCCAACCAGGTCTATTATCAATGGAGTGTTCACCAGGGAGAAGCATAACTGTTGTCTTCTCAAACCTGTCATTATCTTGTCCTCTCTGATAAGAGAATCTGGCTGCTTCAATTAATGCCCTTTGTAGGGTTTTAAATGGACGAGCAATGGAATTTCCTTGATTCTCAATACCGTCAGTAGCATCCAAATTGTTGGGGTCAACATATAGAATATTGCCACGTACGTTTTTAAGGAAATTATCAAGTCTGCTAAGAGGCATCTTTCTTACGCACTATAATCCGTTATGAGTTATTTATTCGTAAAAAAAGGGGACCTATGGTCCCCTGACTAGCACATGAGTGCTACTTCCTTCACACTTGTATATCTTAGTATATCAACTACTCATTGTCAAGTATGTATTCTACTGTATTTGCAACATCATCCATAGCATTGCGAAGTTCTGTTTGAGTTCCAGAATGTTGTTCCAATAAACTATCCTCAGTCAAAGTCCATCTCCATTCTTTCATTACCTTATTATACCAAAGATTAATGACCATTATTTTATTACACCTTCAGTATATAGTAGTAATTCTCAATCATTCATAATGTTCTCTCCCTCTCATCAAGTGCTTCATGAATAATTTGTTTCAACTCAATACGTTCTTCTGGTGTGAAGATTGTACGGTGCTTTACTGGCATAGGAGCATAACTACTTGGTTTCTTTGATTTACCAGGAAGACTCATGCCCTGAGTATCGATTTTGTTTACTTCCATTTTACAATGTTCTCTCTAATCTATTTTCTGCTTGATCTGGGAAATCTCTTGGTCTGCTATCAGTAGCATTATCAGTTTTAGGAGAACCTTCATTCGCCTTCATAGTATGTTGATAGTTTGGTCTTGGGTATCTGATACGAAATGGATCAGGCATCCAGTAAGTAACTTGCCATTCTTGTTCAGGACACATTTCAAGATGTTTCTCTACACTGTGAGAGAAACTACCAAGTTGAATGTAACCGTCATGACTGACACACCTGCCATTGCCAGTGTCAACCAAGAACATCATTTTACTACTCATCGTCACTTATCCAAGTGGATTCATGTAAACTACAATATTCATTAAAAGTGATTTTCATCTCTTTTTCAGTTAACTTGCAATTTTTTGCTGCTTTTGGAAGATTCCATTTGGCAGAAAATAACATTTCCATAGATTGACGCGTTTCTGGTCTCATACTCATAACACCTAAGAATTTCTTTGTATAATAAGTCTTTGTTTATATTCATAAAAAAGTAATAGGGAGATTTTTCCCCCAGATAAATTTTTGGACTTTTTTTGAACTAAAAGTTGAAATAATATATGAGGTTAAAGAGTAGACACAGCTGGTTCAGCATAAGCAACATACTCATCAGGCACCACTGCCTTGACTAGTTCAAGGACATTCATAAACTCATCTATGTTATTACAGTCAACTGTTTTTGTCTCACCTTCATTTGAGTAGAGATAGAACTTACGCAGACTAGGGTCAATCACAACCCTCATCAAATACTCATCACCTTCATTCTCAATCAAATAATCATCAGGAGATGGGATGGTCATAGAACCTCTTGGTTACCTTGTAAGTATAGGGCAGAGTGGGGGCAGAGTCAAGGGCAGTGTGCCACTTTTAATATGGTCCACCATAGGTGGGATCTTGAAGGATTCCAATTGCTGTTTGAATGTTTGCCTGTCTTTGTGCCATATCTGAATTACTCTTACTAACCATCCAAACATTTTGCGCATAACCCCTCTTGTCACCCTTAATAACATCAGATGAATTATTGGGGTCATCTAACTCAGTTCTTTTAGTGCCAATATCACTAATTTGATTATCAACAGTTGAATTGCTGCCACTATAAGCAAAGACAGTTCCTTTACTGCTAGGAGAATTGCTTGTAGTATGAACTACACCACTTGG